ACATAGACACGCTCGCATTGCCACCCATCGCGCTGCCAGTCACGCCCGCCGGAAGTACCGCCGATGCCCGCCCAAGATTGACGAGTTCCGGCCCCTGCTCCCCGACGACCGTCCAGCCGGAGCCTGTGCCGCCCATAGCACGCTGATCAAATTGCGACGCGACAACCCCGGCGCCCTCCTGGATGTCAGTTCCCCACTGACTGAGCCAGTCAGGCGGCTTGATGTTGCGCAAGTTTTCGCCCAGGTTGAGAATATTCCCAATAGCGTTTTGAATAGCCTGCCCAATGGCTTGAAATGCATTAATGATCGGGTCGATAAAATTGGCACGAAAAATGGCGAAACCGTCTTCGGCAGCCTGGAATGCCTCGTCAATATCAACCCCGAACGCGTCCATGACCAGACCCACGATTTCAAGGAGCATGTTAAAACCATTCTCGAACAACTCCTGAAACGTGGCAATAAACTCTTCCGAAAACTCCTCAATGGTGTTCCATGCGCCGCGCCAGTCTCCGTCAATCAGTTGCAGTGCCAGTGTTAACGCAGACTGGATAGCAGTCAATGCCAGCCCAATAACGTTGGTGATCTGGTTCCAGGCCATTGTCAGGATATCGACAATCTCATCACGATGTTCTGATATAAATGTCGCGATACCTTGTAGTACTGGTACAATGGTATCGTTTATCAACTGGATGGCAAGCGAAATGATATTCGTAATCTGGTTCCATGTCTCTTCAAAAAACAGCCGGATACTGTCGCCGTTTTCCTCAAGAAATTGTTGGATGATACTAAAAACACCAGTGATGATCGGTTGCAACGCATTCACGATATTTGTAACCGTCTCTGATGCCTGGCTCCATAACGTTTTGAATGTCTCTATTCCGGCGCCGATGTTCTCGGTGATCAATCGCCTGAAATCCAGGATGAAGGTGATGGCGGGGTGATCCTCGTCAAAATCAAATATAGTTCCCAACCCCTCATAATCACCAGTGAACAGCATTTTGATAGCATTAGCCACACTGGTAATAATCGGTGAGATTTTATCAAACGCCTCCCCTGCCATGTCAATCCAACCGGGCGCGTTCGTGCCGAACCACTCAATAGCCGATATGATATGTGGCATAGCCTGGTTCGCAATCTCAAGCAGTTTATCCCCAAGCGGCGCCAGCGCAGCTGTGGTCTCACTCGTGATGCCTGCCCACAACGCGCCGAATGTGCCGTACTGCCGCCCGCTCTCCTCAATCTCTGTACCGAGCGCTTCCACTCCTTCGAGCGCCTCCCCAAGCGCGAACGTAGCATCGGCGCCGAAGTCTTCAAACGTGGTGCCGAACGCCTGCACGCCCGCTTCTTGCCGGAGTAGAGGATCTTCAATACTTTCGATGCTATCTGCAATGCGCTCGAACGCCTGTCGCTGCGTAATCTCGCCGCGTGCGAACTGATCAAAGAGATCGGCGGTACTCTCGTCAATGTCGCGGATGTTTTTGACAACTGCCGGATCGCGCAACCGGATGCTGAACTCGTTGAAGGCATCGCCAACTTTGTCAGTGTTCATAAATCCGGCCTCGAGCCCCTCGTTGATCAATGCGAGGGAGTCGAATCCGGTCACGCCCAGATCTGCAAAATCATCGGAGTATTCGTTCAGTGTATCGTTGAGATCGCCGAACCTGTCAAGGCCAAGTTCTTGCCCTTCGGTGAGCACGAGGAAAGCATCTTCTGCCGATGTGCCGAACTCATCTTGCACGCGTTGCGCGCTGCGGGCTGCCTCGGTCAGGTCCTGATCATACGCATCGGCAAGGAACAGTGCATCCGCTGTCGCCTCGTCAAGCGCGCCGCCGAACGCCTTTTCGAGCGTCGCAACGCGCCCTTGTACTGAGATTGCCGCCTGGCCGATGCCCGCAATGGCGCCCACGGCAATGGTCGCACTTGCCGCGATGCCTGTTGCTGCCGCGCCCATTCCAGCAGACAGCGCGCCGCTGATGCGGTTGCCGCTGCGCTCCGCACGGTTGGCAACATCACGCGTACCGCGATCAAACTCGGACGCGTCCAGAGAGAGCAGGACATTCAATTGTTCTAACACATCAGCCATTATGCAGCCTGTGTCCTATCTTCGCCGCCCAACGCCTGTACCCACATCCGTAAAATAGCGGCCTGCTCTTCAGGCGTCTGCGGTTTGGGCGGCGGCCTGTCGAATTTAGGCATAAAATCTTCTGGCGCGTACGGCTTGCGACGTTTTTTCTTGTCGCGGTTTGTTTCAGCGATCACCGCCGCGATCATTCCAGAACGCAGATCGGCGCGTTCCTCACCCCACGGATCAAGATCGTAGTACAGTTGCCACAGCACCCACGCCTCTGCACTCATCTCCTCTAGCAACGCGTATGGATTGACGATGTAGCGCCCGCCCGCCTGCAACGCTAATCGATAGAGGAGACGCCGTTGAGGCTCCCGGATTTTTTTGCTAGCTCCTCTTGCCGCGCCTTATCAACGCCGCTAAACTCCAGGATTTCAGGTAGCAGTGTTGCCATGACCGCCGCTGTCCCTGGCAGGCTGTAGAGCAAATCGACATCCTTATCAGAGTAGAGCCGCTCGCCATCCTCGCCGATCATGACGCGTGCCAACACCTGCACGCCCGCCCGCGCCACATCGCCGCCCTCTTTTGCCTTCAAAAATACCTGCAAGTCTGCGGCTGACATCGGCACAATGCGAACATCCCCGCCCCATTCAGGGACAGGGATATCGCGGTACCGCTGCTCTCGTGTCTCAATTTGCTCGCGTGTGAGCAGCATGGTTCCTCCCTATTGGAATGTCGGCTTACCCGACGGTTTAAGCGTGACATTCGCCACGGCCCGACCATCAATCGGCGTTTCGATGCTGAAACTCATCACGAACGCCGTTACTTCAAACGTTGCAATCACGTTCTCGTTACTCTTGACCTCGACTTTCCAGTCGCGGTTACAACCTGCAATCCAATCGTCATAGAGTATCCGGTGTGATGTCTCGGTCGGTTGCCAGTTCACTACCATCTCAATATCATCGGTGGTCTTCAGGCCACTGATAAACGTGGTAAACCCATCAGGCGTATCGTGGTGCGTTGTCTCGATCTCTGCGGTCGAGCCGCCGGGCGGATTGATCTGATTGATATATGTGACGCGCTCCCATTGCGGGTTATTGGCGTCGCCATCGGAGCGCCATAACGTCGTGCCGTATGCCCAGATGGCATCCCCTGTCGTTGGGCAGTTTGCCATGGTGCCCTCCTTTAGCCCTGGTTCGGGCGGAATACTGCCGCCTTCGCCGTTGCGGTGCCAGTTTCCTCAACTGTCAGGTACACGAGTGAGCCACCGTCGGGTACCCACCCTTCGAGTACCTCAAGTTCAAAGATGCAGAAGTCCATACCGTTGACCTCCTTGGCCTTATCGGCCTGCACGCCATACGGATTATTGGTTCCTTCCACGGTTGCGCTGATGGTATCGCCCGACGATGCCGCGTCATTGTAGACCATGAGCACATCGCCTTTTTTGGCGTTGAAACTGTTCGCGCTGGCGCCCGTGTCCAGGTCAACCCACGCGCCTGTGGCCGCGCCATTTGCCGACGCCAGCGATGGGTACGTCCCTACGCCCTCGACTACTGTGATTGTTGCCATATCCTAGCCCTCCTTACGAGCTTCTACATAAAAACTATGGTTCGTACGAAATGGGTCATCGATATCGATGCGGCTGTCGAATGCAACCGGCTCCGCTGTGGCAAAGCCTGCCGCTCGCAGCACATCGCACAGGCGCGGCACATCCCAGACATAGCGGTGCGGATCGCGTGCCACGTTAAAAATGACAGCGTTGACGTAATCAATCGGCTGTGGTTCCTCCACGCCGGGAATGGCAGAGCAGACGAACTGTGTAAATCCCTGCCAGTCTGACACGTCCCCGCGTACATAATCTGCCAGCAGGCGCGGCACATCTGGCAGTACGAGCCGCACGACGCCACCAGGCAAGAGCGCCCGATGGCACTCGTCAATCAGTTTCAACGCGACGGAATAGTCGAGATGCTCTAGGACGTGCGATGCATAGATGTAGTCAACGCTATTGTTAAAAAACGGTAATCCCTGTCGAATGTCGTGCGCCTTGACACCTGCACGCGGCACGCTGTCGATGTTAATCCAGCCATCACGCACGTCGCTACCACACCCCAGATTGACCATCACGTGACGTGGCACGCCGTGAGACAGGCGGTTGAAATAGCACAATACTTCGTCTATGAAGCGGAAGTCTTCCGGACATTGCTCATACAATTCCTGGATGAAAATCCCATCGTGCACGGGCAGTTCGCACCACCGCAGGTCGCCAATCAGATCACGACGCAGCACGAACTGCGCTGTATCGATACTGCCGATGCGAACGTTCTCCGGCGCGGCCTGCAACAGACGCCGCTCGTCGGCGCGCTCCTGCGAAAACACGAACGCCCGCGCCTCCGGCTGCGCTGCGATTTCCTCCTCGAGCCGCCGAAAAAACGATGGATGCACGCTGTTGTCATCGTCCAAAACCCAGACCCAGCCATCGCGGATACTGGAGAGCGCCGCGTCAACGTTGCGCGCCATATCGGCCCGCCCATTACCCGGATGTGTAGCGCCGTGCGGATGAATGATGTAGTGCCGGATATCCAGGTTGTGGCCTTCGGCTGCGTTCAGACTGTCGAATATACCCGGCAGATACCCCGGCCTGCTCAGTGCAGTGATAATGGTTAATGTTGGGTACTCGCTCATGCCTCAATCCTGTGCATTTTTTCCTCGTTGATATCCGGCCACAGCGTGACAAACGCGCCGCCCTGCTGATCGATATGCCCACAGACGATGCTTGTGTCGCACACTTGTTTAACGCCTGCCATCTGGCAGTCAAAAGCAAAATAGGTGTCTTGTGAGGAGTGGGCGCCCTCGCCAATGCGATGCTCAACACGGTAGCGGATGCGTTCCAGGACGCGGCGACGAATGAGCGTGAAGCCATTGCCTTGCCCTTCACACTCGATAACCTTGCCCCACGCGGCCCGCGCCCGCTCTGGGAAAAATGAGAGCGATTGACCTGTGAACGTCACGTTATCCATTGCCGGGAACGCATTCCAGCGGTAGAACGGCGGCTGCCGGAAACAGTAGAGCGCATAGCCGACATCGGCGTCGTGTTCGTCTAGCGTGGCAAGCATCCGCGTCAAGGCATCCTTTTCAAATACGATATCCTGTTCGACAGTCAGCAGGTAATTATAGTCACCACGTAAGCACATATCTCTCGCCTGATTGTACTTCCACGCGATGCGCGTTTTCGCGTCGGCTATATACTCGTCACCACCTCGCAGCATCACAATGTCAGACTGGTATGCCCGGCTGTGCTGCAGTTGAAACAAGCTATCCAGGGTACGGCGATGGATGCCCGTATGGATGGGGACGGCGATCAGGACATTAGACATAGCGGCACACCACCTCTACCCCGGCGTGCTGCCAGTCCAGTTCGAACTGCCCGCGAATGACGGCGCGTAGCGCAATCGTTGACGCTGGTACATCATCCGTCCGCGTCATGTCGATATATGCCGTCTCGCCCGCGTTCGTTGTCTGGTAGATCAGCGACGGCTCGTATGCGTACCAGGCATCGCCGTCCGGGCTGTGCTCAATCTCCACTGAGACGTGCCCACCGTTCGCATTCCGCCCGACGCTGATGACCCACTTCAGTGCGTCATACACCGCGTCAACCGGGCCGACGACACGTCCGCTTGTGCCGTTCATGAGCGCAAAAGGCTTCTGGCGTGCCACAATGCCGAGCCGCTCCAGTTGTGCTGTCGATACTGCTATCATCCCCGTCCTATGATGTAATCTTGCCGCGACACGTAATAGTCCACATCCGGCTCGTATGACGCCACCTGATTACGAAGGAACACGCGCCCCACCCGAACGCCGCCCATATCGCCTGAGAAGCCCGACAACTTTGTGCGGATCTTGTCGAGCAACTCATCGGCATCAATACGGCGCACACCGAACGCGCTGATCTGAATGCGTACATCATCGGTGCAGGTATCGCCCTCGTGTGTGTAGGACGGCGTGGTACTGATGCGTTGATAGATGGCAGCAGGCAGATCGGGCTGCTGCGGTAGTCTATCCGGATAGAGCCGCAGATCCGTGATGCTACCCTTCAGGTATGTCCACAATCCCTGCTCAATCGATGGCGTCATTTATCGCATCCCGTAGCGCGTCCTGGATTTCCAGATAGGCATTTTCGCGTTCCTGGTCAAACGCCGGGCGCAGGTACGGCTGCGCTGGCTGGCTGTAGAGCCGTCCAAGTTTGTCACGTCCGTTAAACCCAAACTCGATACGCGGCCCATAGGGAACACTCGTACCGATAGCTGCAATAGCACTTGTGGGGGTACTCTCAACGATCTGCACCGTGATGTCGCGGCGAAGCGTGCCAGTCTTGACGGGCGCCCTCACCTGCGCCTCGTTTTTGATAGGTTGCCCGCCGGTGAGCACCGCCGCCTCCAGTTTCGCCTGTCGCATCTCCTCGGACATGTCTAGCAGTTTGCGCTTGAGTTCGGGTAGTCCCTCAATTGTCACGGTGCGCTTTGCCATAAATCAATTCCTATTCCGCATCACAAAGCCTTGACAAGTACACTTGCTTATGGTATGATTGTAAGCAAGTTAATCGACGGGCACGCAACGTGCGAAGCCCACTAGCTCTGAAAGGAGCACCCAATGTCAACTCCCACCTTCACCCACACCATTTGCCAGTCTGCGGACGTGATCAACGCCACGCGCAAGCATGGCGAAGCAGTTCTTAATGAACTGCTGGTCGCAATTGAGCGACAGCACGGCACCGACCATATGGTCGCCGCGCACGCGCTCGCCATCGAGTTGTGGGAGCAGGAAAACCTGTTCCCTCGCTACGTGAAGGATGGCAACGTGATTAGTGAGCAGTTCAGCCTGCACGCTGGCTGGCGTTTCTACTGCTACGAGGCCGCGTGGCGCATCAGCCCTGCTGCCAGCAATGGCTACACCTATCAGGAGGTGTAGCCAATGACCAAACGACCCCACGGCGGGCGGCGCCCCAACCAGACAGGCCGCCCGCCCAAACCAGAAGGTCGCTACGTCAAGAGGGCCATCACCCTGCCCTCTGATACCTACACAGCGGTTAAGGAGGCGCAGCAGCCCGGTGAGAGTTTCAGCGAGTGCGTTGCTCGGTTGTGTCGTCAATCGTTGCATATGATAAGCAAGGAGATGTAGTACATGTTTTTTAACACTAATCCCGAAAGCCGGTACTGGTTGGAAGAACTGAGTAAAGCTCGAAACGGATATGGCTCATGCGTTGATCGCCCGGCGCATTATAGTCACGCGCTCCAACAACTGTACGGCTCCGCACAGGAATGCCTGTTTGGCATCAGTTGCGCACGACACTTTGCTAGTGTAGAACGCTTGCCCTTTATGCGGCGACACTACCGCAAACTCGAAGTTCTGGGCAAGGCGATGTTTAGCACACGCGAACGGGATAAAGTTATTCAGGACGCTCGTCATGTTCTGAATAATTGGCATAATTGCAATCGGCGCGAGGCAATGCAAAAACTTGATGCCGATACACGTGACGACCTCAGGATACGAGATGGAATGGAATTGAACCGTATGGGCGCGGCGCTGGACTGTTTGAAGGAGATCGGCATGGACACCCCCGAAAGCAACGAACTGCTGCAACAGATAGAAGATGCTTTTTTGAACAGTTAGGCTCATATCACTTCCGCCGAACCCACATAATGATCAACACCAGCAGCAGCGGCACAATTGAAATCCAGTGCCGCTGAAACATTTGCATTTCGGTTGCCTCTGGATTACGTATCCAGTCTGCCAGGATGATGAGTGCGACCATATTCAGCAGCACAACTTGTATAATGATTGTGGTTCTTTGTGTCATCACGTCACCACCTTCAGCGTACCGCTATCATTCCAGAACGCCCCCGTGGGCAGGCCAGCACTAGACGTGGGCAGGTTGCCCGCTGTGATACGGTCATCTGCGAATTCGATAGTAGCATCGC